CCTTCCAGCGCAAAAGAAGGTCACTTAATCGGAATCGAATTAATTCAAAACGCTAACACTGGTCAAGCTGTATAATCCCCCTTAGTAAAAAACTTATTTAATGTATGGCAAAACAAACTTATTCAGAAAAGCTTCAGGATAGAAGATGGCAAATGAGAAGGGTTGAAATCTTACTACGGGATAACTTCACCTGTGTTAAATGCCAGGATTCGACTAATAAACAGGTCCATGTTCACCATAAAGAATACAGGAAAGGTTTAGATCCCTGGGATTATACCGATTCAGAACTCGAGACTTTATGTAAGGACTGCCACGCTAAAGAACATGATCTTATCCCGGATAACGAACCTGAAAGGAAATACAATCACTTCCTTTTATACAGAGCCAGCGAACCCGTTCAATTGATTAACGAACATATCAATAGCCTTCAGGAGAAACTTAAAGAGGATATCCCGGATGAGCTTCAGGAAGAGATTTTAAAGAACATCATTTATTTACACGAACAAAGAAAACAATTTTTAGCCGCTTAAATTTTTATGGCAAACCGCATACTTAGAGATTGGACCGATTCCGATAAAATAAACAACCTTTCAGTACACGCTGAAAGATTCTTTACCAGACTTATAATGAAAGTTGATGATTACGGGCGCTTTTTTTCTGACCCTAGATTGTTAAAAGCCAATTTGTTTCCTCTTTTACTTGATTCAATTCGTGAAGCCGATGTTACCCGTTGGATGGCTGAGTGCCAAAAGGCCGGACTAATCGTTATCTACGAAATCAAAGGCAAAGGGTATTTACAGATTGAAGTCTTTAAGCAAACTCTTAGGCAGAAAAAAGAGCGTTACCCGGGCCCTGAAAAATCTGCTACGCAATTGCATAGCAATAGTACATCAATTGCTCCTCCTGAAACAGAAACGAAACAGAAACTAGAAACGAAACTAGAACCCCAATTTTTTACAAAGATAGGTTCTGAGACTTTTAACAAAAAGGTTTCCCAGGTTCTGGACCAAGAGTACAGAAGTATGCTAGAGATTCATTTAATGGGAAAATTGAAAGGATTGAAAGAGGTAGACGTTCTTAGGACTATGGATATTGAATTTGCAAACTACCATTTTGAGGACGTTAACCATTTAAACAATGCTCTTAAAGGCATAGGACCTAAGATCAAAGTAGTTCAGGTATCAACCGTTAAATCCGTAGAATTAAAATGACCGACATCGAATCGAGAGTTTTAGGGGCTATGCTCATGGAGCCTGAGTTATCTACGGATGCTTTGGATATCCTAAAGCCTGAGCATTTTAGTGACCCGGATCTTTCCACAGTTTACAAAGCTGTACACAAACTTTATACGAATAAGCAGGATATTGACCTGGTTACTGTTTGTGAGGAGCTTAAGAAAATGGGAGTGATAGAATCGCTGGGCGGGTATTACTTTGTTTCCTCCTTAACGAATAAAATTGCAAGTGCCGGACACATCGAAGCCCATGCCAGGATAATTCAGCAGGAATTTCTTAACCGTAAAATAGCCGAAATACTCAATAGGGCTAACTATAAGCTATCCGAACCTCAGACCGACCCCTTTGAACTTATCACGGAAATTGAAGGCAACCTAAGCAGTTTAATCGGGGGAGTGGTTCAAAACAAAATATCTCGGGTAGATGAAGTAAGGGATATTGTTATCTCGGAAAACAAAGAAGTCTTAAAGTCAGGTAGGCGGTCTGGGATTCCTTGTTCAATTGACCGGCTCAATAATCAAACAAACGGCTGGCAGAAAGGTGACCTTGTTATTATGGCTGGTCGCCCGGGTATGGGAAAGACTTCAGCAGCTTTGGACTTTGTTCTTTATCCTGCACTTAACGGACGGGCTACGGCAATGTTTAGTCTCGAGATGAGCAAGGAACAGTTAACCGGGAGAATCCTTTCTATAATCAGCAGTCTTAACGTTCAGTCGATTATTAATAAAACAATGGATGCCGGGCAGATCCTTTACCTGGAAAACCAAGCTCAGGTATTAAACGGAGTCCCGTTATTTATTGATGATACGCCCGGGATAACCTTATTCGATTTAAGGAACAAGGCCCGGAAGCTTAAGAGAACCCAAAACATTGAATTGATTGTAGTTGACTATTTACAGTTAATGAATGGTGAGAATAAAAGGAACGGGAACCGGGAGCAGGAAATCAGTAATATTTCAAGAGGACTTAAGGGATTGGCAAAAGAACTTCAGGTCCCGGTAATAGCCTTATCTCAATTATCCCGGGAGTGTGAAAAAAGACCAGACAAGAAACCAATGCTTTCAGACTTAAGGGAATCGGGAGCTATTGAACAGGATGCAGATATGGTGATATTCAACTTTAGACCTGAGTATTACGGAATGGATACTTATCAGTTAGGTATGGAAGAAATACCAGCAGACGGTTTATTCATGTTCATTATCGCAAAGTTCAGGAACGGATCGCCTGGAGAAGTACGGGCCCGGTTCGTTAAAGAAAATACAATGATTACAAATTATAACGTCTAATAAGAGAAGGTAAAATAAAAGAATTGGTAGGATGAATTATTGGAGAATGGATATTAACCAGAAGATTAACGTTAAAAGCTGGTACTATAACGAAGAAGGGTCTGTTATGGATAATTCTTACATGACTCACTTTCCTTACAATTTTGACCGTCCGTGTTTTGGTAAAAAGATGTTCAGGTCAAAAACCAAATATTGCGGGATAGACATTTTTAAAAACAAACCAGATCAATTAACCCTTAGTATATAAACAACAAACAACACTCAATCTATTTTAAATTATGGCAATTACAATTATCATCCTAGCTTATGTAGCTAGTGTATTTCTGAACAGGTGGCTTAATAAAATAATGTATAAAAAATTTGATACTCTAATACTTCCAAGCCTGTGGTTTTCGTCATTTTTATGCACAGCCGTCTTTTTAATTGGATTTGCTATGGAGAGCGTAAAGCCGAAAGAAAATTGGTTCACTGGCAAAAATTGGAAATAACCCCAACCCCCTTAAATAAAACAGTATATATGGAAAAGAAGATTAAAACAGCAGAATACAGGATTAAAATTGTCGATGAGGAATATAATCGGCTTGTCAAGGTTCTTGATAAGAATAATTTTTCTTATTGGCTATCCCTCTCCACCCCTGTATCAGAAGTGCCAACGGATTTGAGGAAATATATTGACGGAAAGTTTAAGTATGATTCGATAGGACAGTATGTTTGGATTGTAGATAAAACAGGAGGGCATCAGAAATTTGCAGACTTACGGGGATGGGGAGCCATTCAAAATTTATTCAAAAAAAAGAACGGGGAAATTGATTTAAAAGCCGCTGAGGAATTTCAGGACAAAGTTGGGGAATGGCTTGTTTCTGTTTTAAATAATTCGTTATCCTCTAAACTATCAGAAGGTAATACAAACAAATAAAAAAAAAATATGAAAAAAACATGGCCACGATACTTCTCAAAAGTTTGGGAGGGTAATATCAATAACGAGACTTTAACCAACAATATATATGCGAAAGAAGACTAAAACAGAATTGGAACAAGCAATAAGGTTGCTAGATGATATTAGGATTATTGTTGTTAAGGAAAACTTTCATAGTCGGCTTGAAGAAAATCTCCACGAAGTTCAACAGTTAATTTTTAAGCATCAAGACAAATCCCTCTCGGAAATACCAACAGATGAGGAGATAGACAGTGAATTTCCTTTAGACGAAACATTTACTGATACCAAATATGCTTTAAACATGGGTAAAAGACAAGGTGCAAAATGGATGCGAGATTTATGAAAACAGTAAGACTGGAAGAAACAGAAAATAGGAGAACGCTTCACATAGGAAGTTATTTCGTTGACCTGAACGAGTCAGAGTATCGGGAATTAGTTAAAATATTTTTAGGCAAACTATCAGGTACAATAGATGAAGGAGAAATTGACTGGGGTAAGGTGTTTAGCGACTGGCAAAAAAAATATTTTACCGTTAAAGACGGGCCACATTATAAAAAACAGGACTTCGTAGATTATTTGAAAGAAAATTATTCATGCCTCCCTATAAAGAAAGAAGGGGAATGGATTAGTGTTGAAGAAAGATTGCCAACAAAATCAGGGAAGTATTGGGTTTACAGGAAAGGATGTGAAAAACATCATTTTGAAAAATGGAATGGGTCAGGTTGGGCTTACAACAAAATTGATATTACCCATTGGATGCCCTTACCAAAAGCACCTGAATTTATTAAATCTAAGGAGGAAGGAAAATGAAAGATCAAATTAAGCACATCGAGGATTTAGGAAACTTCTTAGTAAAAGCTATGGATTGGTGGAATGATCTATCGGGAGAGGACAAAATATTTAGACTTGTGGCTTATAAACTAGCATTTGGTATAGATATAAATTACCCGACAGAAGATCAGATCATGGAGTTGTTCGCCTTGGAAGTTAAAATGAATGAAAAATAACCCCCACAAACAAGTAAGTAATACTATGACAAGAGAAGAAGAAATACAAGAATCAAAGATCCTGTTTAAAAAAGAATATGGCGTAATGAAGGGTGTAATAATAGCTTCTATATTAGGCGGATTCGTAGCCTTTGGATTTGTTATGCAGGATAACTCAAAGCGACACAATCAAAAACTAAACCAACTTAAATACGAATCCCGCACCAAAGACTCTTTATACAGAGAAGCTAATACTAGATTAATTAACCATAAGAATAAATGTAACTGTGTTTGTTTATGAAAGATGCAAGATTAGGACAATACCTTCTATGGGAAGGAAAGCCAGCTAAAATAGTTGCAGAGGTTAACAGTCGAATGGTTGTAGTTGAACTTCTGGAAAACTGTAAATGTCCTCACTGTAAAGGGGATTTAGGAAAGGATCAAACCTATGTTGTCGTCAGCTCTCCAATGTTTCAGAACGGAGCAGAACGAATGGAATCTATAACCGATGATCCAACACTAATCATAAGTTAATGCTACAAATCCTAGCACTAAGTAAAGTATCTTATTATTAAATTTTATTATGACAGATGAATGGTTCAAAGAAAAAGGATTCGAGAAGCTTAACTGGGGATGGTACAAAGATGGGTTTATTTTTCGGTCGGGTGGCCTTGTAAAATGTTATCCAGGAACAAAAGAGCCTCATTATACAGTAGCAATTAATATTAAAACAGAAGAAGAATTAAGAAAAGTTTGGAGGCAACATAAATGAGGCCAGAATTAAAAGCGATACAGGGTTTTGAGGATTACACCTGTGATATTTACGGAAATGTATATTCTAAACGATGTAAATTAAAGCAGGGTTTTCGGAACGGATATACTTGTGTGTCTTTAAGGAAAAACAAACAGACAATAACAAAAAGTGTACACCGAATTATTGCGGAATGTTTTTTACCAAATCCAGAAAACAAGTTTTATGTTAACCACATCAATGGTGTTAAATCAGACAATAGGGTTGAAAACCTGGAATGGGCAACGCCAAAAGAAAACGCCCAACACGCTGCTATAAATGGTTTATGTAATCCGCCTCCAATGAATAGAACAGACTTGTCTATGCCAGTTATTCAGCTAACAATGGAAGGAGATAAAATCAAATTATATCCTAGCATGAATGAGGCATCAAGACAAACCGGAATAAGCACAAGGTGGATAGGCGCCTGTGTTAATGGAGGATCTTATCGGATAAGTGGAGGAGAGAAAAAATGGATTAATTGTAAAACCGCCGGAGGTTACAAATGGAAATCCGTAAAAACAGAAATAGAGAAGTATTAGTTATGGAGAGAATAAATTTTAATTTAAATCAACACATCTTAGTTAAGCTTAAAGATGAGGGGTTCGAGCATTGGAAAAAAGCCTATAATGAGGTTTTGCCAGATCAATTTAAAAAGCCATTGTCGTACTTTAAAAATATGGAAAAGGACGGGTATGTAAGATTTCAGGCTTGGGACTTTATGAGACTGTTTGGAGAAACTATTACGCTCGGAGTTGAGCCTCTGTTTTATCCAGATATAATAATTCTGCAACTGAAAGGATCTGAACTGCTTAATTCTTAATAGCCGTAGTTATGGGATTAACGCCAATGCAGCCGTACAAATTTAAAAAAGGAGACATAATTAGTGTTTCAGATAAAATATATCCTGATCGGGCAGGTATGTATGAGGTTGTTGATGTTGAGAATAAAAGCAGTGGTCAGGTAGTAACCATAAAAATTCAAGAAACAAAAACCCCTCCAATTAAAGAGTGAAGGTAATCTAATTCTTAATGGCGTTTATCGCTCTCGTTCCTTCCTTAACCGATTCATAAGTGGCAAATAAAGCTATGATTCCGTTCTTCTGCCGCTTCTGTTTTTTTACTTCTTTTTTAAGATTGGCAATCTCCGTAGAATCGTTTCTGTGCTGTTCCTGATAGTCCACAAACAAACTAGAATCCTGTTTAATTACTTCTTTTAAAGAGACTATGGTAGATGAATCTTGTTTTATTATTGAATCACAAAGGTTAATTACAACCGGAATAACAGAATCACAAGGTAGCTGAGGATTGTTTTTAATTTCTTCTTTTGCTTTTCTCCAACGGGTAATATAAACTATACGGACTGAATCTTTTCTCTCAGACTCTTTCTTAAGCTCATCCCTTTTTAAAAGTCCTGTCCTTATCTTTTCTTTAAGAGGTTCTGCTTTCTTGACAGGTTCAGAATCACACCCCCTGAAAAGCCAAAACAATACCGCCAATAAAACAGCAATACCAAGTAAGGCAAGGGCTTTTCTATTGTCCGGCTGGATCATTTCTTTTGCCGTTCTTAAAGTCAATTATATTCTGAATGGTTACTATGCCTAAACAAAGTAAAGCAAGGAATAACCAAGCGTATAAAGCGTGTAACTGATCTGCTTCGGCTAATTTGTATTTGGTAACATAAGCACCCATTAAAACAGCGAAAAGAGCCGTTAATTTTCTTCCCGAATATCCTAAAGTCGTATTATCGAGAGAAGCAAATAGCTTAGTTACAAAAGGGATTTTGGGTATTTTCATTTGATGTCTTTATATTCAATTATTGCGTTAAACTGAGGGCAAGCCTTTCTAGCTTTTTCGTACTTATATTTAAACCACGCATCCCTGTGACCGAGAATTTCAGCTTTAGGATATTTGGCTTTCCACTCTGAAATGATTTGTTTTAGTTCGTACTTCTGAGCATCCGTTCTATTGTCACCGTCTTTTCCTCCAATCCAAGAAACATGAAGACCGTATTTATTAAAATCACCTCCGACACCGTTACTTATTGCGGAGTCTTCCAGTAATCTTGTTTTGTTACCGTATCTGTCAATTAAAATGTGATAGCCTGGATTTCTCCAACCTAAAACCTCTTTCCAGTATTTTTGAATGGCTTCAACTGTTGCGTCTTGAGGTGTAGCGGTACAGTGAACAAAAATGTATTTTATCTCCCTCATACCCTTCTACTTTCTTTATACCATTTATAAATAATAAAACCTAGCGAAGCTGCTGAGACTAATATTTTTAAAGCAATCTCAATATCCAATCCAATAGCATAAATAGCTCCCGCCCCGATTCCGGCTACTTCAAACGTTTCTCTTATTGTGTCTTTCATTTTGAAACAACTACTACCCCTAAAGGCTGGCCTTGAATAGTTAGACTTATTGCATTACCTCCCAAAGCAGGAGAGAGAACTAAATTTCTTGATTCAAGAATAGAATTGATTGCTTTGATAGCCTCTTCAATTTCCTGCTTCCTGATTTCGGAAAGTCGCTTTACAAGATCTTCCTTTGTTGGTTCTGTGTTTTTTTTCATAATTAAACTGTTTCGTATGTTATTACTCCGGCTACTTGTTTTGTTCCAACGGCAGACCATGAGCTACTTGTAAGCATTGTTCCTTGAATGGTCATGGTTGTACTATTGGCTGTTGTGAATCCGTTTGAAGCTCCCTTAGTCCCGTTGTTATCTACTGCTAAAATTGATACCTGATTTTCACCTACATTATTTGCGGCCGCGAACGGAAGTGTTATTGTACATGTTGTAGCATTAGATGTACCTGTGAAAAAGACTTGAAGAATACAAATCTTTCCAATCTTCATGTATCTTGAATTTAAGTAAGTCACCGATCCCGAATATCCGGTCGCCGCCAAAGAGCTGCCATAGTTCGTCCAGGTAAGGGCCATGTCGCCATTAACTATTGAACTAGTGAGTGCCAATTTCGAATAAGCGATTGCTGCCGAAACTGAAACGTCAGCATTAACAAGAGATCCCGTTAGACTTAGTTTTGAGTAAGCAATAGCGGCAGAAGCCGAAATATCAGCGTTAACAATCGAACCGCTCAAACTTAATTTTGAATAAGCAATCGATCCGGCCAGCATCGCGTTTGTAACTGATCCTGTGTCTCCGGTAGAAATTAAGGTGCCAGATACGTTAGGAAGAGTATGTGTTCTGTCTGCTGTTAAACTTGCAAGACTTAAATTAGATTTATAAGCAATAGCAGGAGAAAGAATATCAAAACCGTTTCTTGATGAATTGGTTTTAAAATATCCTGTTATAACACTATTCTCCTCAATCTCAAAACCTGCTCCTGTTGCAGATCCTGCAGCCCCGTTATAATTAAGAGTGATTAATTTATCAAGTACATACTGATTAGCAGCATACTCATAAAGGGCAGTTCCTAAAATATTAACCGTAGCTCCTGATCTTCCTATATTAATTACGTCTGCATTTCCCGTACCAATATTAAGAGTGTCTGTACCTCCTGTTGCGATAACATCTAAGCTTCCAGAATAAAGATCTGTAAACGAACCACTACCTACACAATGTAGTTTATAAGTTGGTGAGCTTGTTCCTATACCTACATTAGCGTTATCTCCTAAGACAATAGCGTTGGAGACTGAAACTTGAGCATTGTAACCGATTGCTGTAGCATTCGTAAGATTTCCTGAACTTGCATTAGAGCCATATCCCAAGAACGTATTATAATCGCCGGTTGTAATTCCTAAACCAGAATTGTGACCAATCGCTACATTTTGAGAACCTGAGATGTTGTTGTATAAGGCTTGCAATCCAATAGAAGTATTATCTGTTCCTATTGTATTACTATACATGGCCGTATAACCTATTGCTATGTTATGGTCACCTGAAGTATTTGAATTTAGGGCTAATGTACATATCCCTACATTTCCAAATCCTGAAGTGTTATTAATCAACGTTGCTACACCTATCCCGACATTATCATATCCTGTAGTGTTGTTGATTAATGAAGAAACTCCAACGGCAGTATTGTTGTATCCTGTCGTGGTGTTTTTTAAAGCTTCGCTTCCAATACCTGTATTCTGAACGCCAGTGGGGTTTAATAAAGCACTAAGTCCGGCAGCAAAGTTATCAGTAGAATTAGGCAAATGAATGAGTTTAGAACCGCCATATTCAATACGGTCCCCGCTTGAAATATTTATGTTCTTTCCTGAAGTAGTATTACCAGCAGTTAAGACTTGGTTTAAAGTGCCATTAGTTGAAATAATGAAATAAGCTAAGTCATTCCATGCTGTTACTCCGTCACCTACTTTAAACTGAGTATAAACACCAGCATTAGATTCAAATCCTATTTGTCCTGATAATAATACTGGATTGTTGTCGGTCCAATTTGCGGCCGTGTCCCTTTTGTGTTGAACGCTTGCTGTTATTATACTCATAATTCAACTATAGAATAAGGATAAGTAGTGGTAGAGCTTGTTCCTTCGTCAATGCCTGTAATTATTAATCCTACTTTTGGAAACTCTACCTCCACTTCCAAAACAGAATCAATTATTTCAACCGTAACTTCTATCATGTTAGTGAGCTAGAGTTAGCAGTAGTTGTTAAAGTGTCAATCTCAGAATACCCGCCAAGATTTTGACGGGAAGAAATAAATTCCGATCCTGCAACCAATCTTATTCTAACCTCCGCATAAAGTTTACCGGCCGGAGCCGATTTAGTGAGTTCTCTGTTAAGTACTATATCAATTTTACCGGCAGCCGAATTGTAGACTGTGATCGCATAAGGTCCGGTATTAGTGTTTTTATACGTCTTTAAAAGCTCTTTTTCTCCCTTGTTTTCACGATATATATATACCTCATAAGCGTTAAGGGCAGCGATAACATACGGACTTCCCGCAGAATCATTTAACGTTAACCTTACCTTTATATCACTATTCTGAATCATTGTACAGTATATGTGTAGTAAAGAGTGATATTAGAATTTCCCGCAGAAGGATCGCCGGTCGCTACCTTAGCTCTTAGTGCCGCATTTTCAACCAAAGTGATATCATTTGTCACGGCTGCTATTTTATTTTTTGATGCTGCGCCAAGTAAAAAGTCAGTTAAAGAAAACACAACTCCTCCTCCCGCAATTTCTACCTGTAAAGTTCCGTTAACTGTATATTCTACAGAGTTAAAAGTCATAACAGCCCTAAAAGAATTAGGAACGATAGTCTTACTGGCAATAGCGGAAACCAAAGTAACTGGAGTAGCGTTTAAAGTAAGAACTGCGGCCGTTTCTATTGTAGTGGTTCCTGAATAAGCTACGTAGCCTTTAAAATCCCAATCTGAAGCGGAGAAAGATCCTGTAACAGCAGGATCAGTATTAGCCTTATACCACTTGTAATCATAAATCACATAAGCACCTGAATAATATTGAACAGTAGCATCCCATTCCCTCACAACGCCTCCTAAAAGATTAGTGTCTGAAATTTTATTTAATGCACTGTCATTAAGATTGACTAACTCGTTTCTTAAATCTTCAGGCGTAATATCCCCAGAAGTGTTATCCGGAAGGTTAGCCGCTATACTTGCTGCGTTATCTGCTCTTGATTGTTCTGCCATTATGAAGAAGATGTAGGTGAGTAGAATCCGGGACCAAAGCCAACAGAGAATCCACCGGTAGTAGTCGAAGTTGTAAGAGGATACCTCGTATTAATATTTATGCTATTTGTAGAATAGTGTTTCACAACATCATTACTTTGCTCCTCATAGTTAATGGTCAGTCCCCGTAGGTTATTGACCAATAAATTAGGAATGGTATCCGGGTTAAGTTTACAAAGCTCAATAGCTTTTGTAGGGTCCCCGTAAAGCTGTAAAGCTAAATCGAATAGGGTTTGCCCTTCTCGAATTAAATATGTTCTAATCATCGTATCCCGGTCTTGAAAAATCTATCCAAAATTGAAAGTCCTTAACAAAAAGCTGCTTAATTTTTAATCCATCAGCTTCGTGCTGCACCATTAACTCCCGTTTCATAATCTGTTCGGTTCCGCTTGAGCCCTGGTATTTTTTAATACCCATTCCAGCAAAAGGAAAGAACTTCCACGATCCTATATTGGTATTCATTAATAATATACTTGCCTGTTGATCGCTTGGTCCTTTTTTAAAGTCACCATTTGAAATAACCAGATCAAGATCATCATCGAGTAAATAGTCTTTAGCCGTTGCCATGCTTAACAGTTGTGTTTTCTAATTCTACTTTTGTAGTAGGCGTTAAAGTCTGAGTGTCCAAAGCTGCGGGAACTGCTGTTGCTTGGGATCCAGAAGTTACGCCCCCATGCGTGTGAGCGTTGTATAATAGTAAGTGCTGATTAAAAGCTTCTTCCAAATTGTTCAGCTTATCAACTAGCTCCTGTATTTTAATTAATCCTCCGTTCTCATCTCCGTTTAAAAGGATAGAATCAACTTCTGAGAACATTGAGATATATCCTGTCTCATTACTCATAAAGCTGACAATTACCACAGATCCGACTTTAGGAACTATTAAAAATCCAGTCTTATTATCAGCCATTAACCTAATGTTCAGTAAATCGGCTTTACTCTCATCAACCGGAAGACAGTAAGCTGTTTTCTTAGTTAGATCAACTGAATCAATAGTACACGGAAGACAATAGTATTGATCGGTGTCCTCCACGATCTTTTTAAGGGCTGCTTTTATGGTGCTTTTTTCGCTCATATCTTATTCCCTATTTCAATTCTTTGCTTATATCCGTTCTGATCGAAAGTTTCGCTTACACTTGTCACCAGATAATCTCCGTCCTTCTCAGGAAATTTCTTACTTGTAAGTGATGCAACGTCACCGGCCTGAATCGGATAATAACCGAATGTTGTAAACGATCCCCTATAACCGTCGAATCTTCCGTTTAAAAGTTCCTCTTCTGCTAATTTTTTAAGATCAGGTTTGGGAAGTGTAGTCCCATCCCAATAAAAGTGAAGTGTTCTCTGCGCTCCGTCCGTATCTCCAACCGTCACCTCTTCAAAGGTGTTATTAAGACCCATCAACTTAGCTACGACTTTTAATGATACTTTATCGGCTAACTGATATTGGAGGTCTGAGTCATCAATGATAGCCCAGGGAACAGTTTTATTAAACTCGTACTTATAAGTATTTGTGTTAGCAGCGTCATACTGAAACCCTACAATTAACTTCTCATTTCTGAACCTCGCATAAAGCCCGTACTTGTCTTTAAGCGTCTCGAATACTTTAGCTATTGAAACGTTAGTAAATAGAAGGAGGCCTAAGTTTACATCAGGACATTCATAAGTCCAATCCTCGCCACTCTCACCAAGGCAATAATCTAAAAGTCCTTTTAAAGTGATCGACTCGCCTATCGTTCTTGGGTTTTTAAGAGGTTTTTTACTGATCTTTCCCTTAGAAGTTCGCCCATAGTAGTAAGTAATTCTTTTCTGAGGATACGTGATACTTGAGTTCTTTAATTGGTACATATGATCCTGACAAGAAACCTCTACGGGAATTTTAGCACTTATGCCAGAAATCCAACCATTGAACCTTAGATATAAATCCGGATAATAGCCTTGGTAAATTTTAATACTATCGCCTTGCTGAAAGATTGGATCTGGTTCTGCAAATAGATTCCTTCCTTGAAACTTCCCAGAATAAGGAAATGTTACTTTAGCGGTATCGGTTAAATCTTCTACGCTTGTGTTGTGTTCAATACCGTGTAAGTGGTTATTGAAAACGTATTCGTCCCCGTTTTCTTTTGTTATTACGACTTTACTATGTAACCTTAAAAGCCCCATTTATAAAAACATTGGAACAGATACAGAAGAGGTTTTACCTTTATTGTTTTGGTTGTATTCTACTTCAAAAGGAATATCAGATACACAAGGAATAGAGAATAAAATAGCATTACGAGTTCCTTCAATTTGCGTAAAGGTTGGTTCACCGGTCACAACGATTGAGAAAATCTCAAAATAAGACAGGAAATTAGAAGCTACTTTTAAAGGAACTGGCGCTCTGCAAAACTCAAATAACTGTCTTGTCTCGAGCTCAGGAGGAGTGTTAGCGTGTTTATTAATTAACATTCCGGATAAAGTGATCGAGTAATCCCCTAATCCTATATATTCTTTAACCGTTCCGTCAGATCCAGTTATAGGCGTAGTAATTACATTTTTCACCATGCTTACAATGTGCATACAGTTTTGCAACTGCATTTTCCCAATTCCAATGTTCTTTCCATCACTACTTCGGGTGTAAACCAAAGAGTCAAAAGTCACCGTATCAAAAACAGGCAGGCCCATCCAATTAGTTGCATCAGGACGATTGGCTTGTTCAATAGCCATATTAGCCTCGTCAACCTTAAAAAAGATTGGTTGAACTAACTGCTGTCCATTGGATTTAAGGATAAGCTTAGCCTGTCCTTCAGGGTTTGGAAGTTGTTTAGGTACGATTAAATCCATTTTTTTATATCTTAGCTATATGAAAAAATTAATCCTTTTTGGACTACTAGTCCTGCTAGGTTGTTCCTCTCCAAGTTTTCAAGAAATGTATGAGGGTGCGTGGACTTCTGCAGATGGTAAAGATTTTGCAAACATAGCCGCAACGCTCGGAAAGAACGGCATACCGTCTTGTGGAGAATTTTACTACAAAAAGAACAATGTGTATGATCAAGAGTACCTGACCGCCTGCACAGACGATGGAACAAACTGGACATATTATTTTGTATGGCCTTCAGAAAACAAGGTTGTTTCATGTGAAGAAAAAATAAAGCATCCATAATTAATGTGTCATTGCAATATTATTCCCATCATTAGCGACTTCCGCTAACATATTGCCCAGCTTCTGTTTTATCTTATCGAACCCTTCTGTTACGTTTGTAGAGTGTAGCTCAAACGTTTCAACCATCTTACCTATATTTATTGTAATGCTTTGAGGTCTAACAGCAGATATTTCGGTGGAAGAACCAACGGAGGAGGAAGAAGATCCCCCGCTAGCCTTACCACCTTTAGCCGAAGCTAATGTGTTCTTATTTGCAAACTGACTAACTAATCCTTTTTCATCAGATAAAGCCGAGAGTTCGCCTCTGTACTCTTTTAATTGATTTTGTAAAGTGAAATTTTCAGGATCTTTAGCTAACCTGGATTCAAGTGAAGAAATACTTGACTGAATGCTTTGTCTTTCTTGTTGGATAGCTGTTTGCATGGCCTTCTCCTTGCTCATGCCCATCTTTGTATAAGATTCTGCTAATCGATTAACCGATTCAATCTCAGTATTTACTCCGGAGTCAAACTTTCCCTTTCCTGATTTTATATCCTGCCATTCCTGATAAGAACTTATAGCGCCATAAATAGCAACTCCCAAAGCAGCAAATCCAGCAGTCAATAATCCTACTGTTCCTAAAGTTGTACCAAGAGAAAGTGTGAGCATTTGGTTTGCTGTGGTTGCCAAAGACATTGCGGTCTGAACTCCGCTTACCACTGCGCTCATGCCTTTGAATGCAATTATAGTTGTACCTAGCACACCTGCAAGTTTTACAACCGTTACAATAGTTTCTTTATTCTCTTTTAAGAACGATGCTATTCCCTTTGTAGCCTTTATGATCTCTGGCAAAAACTCAGTTCCTATAGTAACTTTTAACCTTTCCCATTCGGTATTCATTCGGTTAAGATTGGACTGTAAACTATCTGTAGCTGTTCCTAGCTTTCCTCCGAATGTTCGCTCTAACTCTGCTCCAAACTTTGGTAAAAACTCTTCAGACACAACCTCGCCCTTCTTCATCATTTCCCCTAATTGCATTGTAGAAACGCCCATTGCCCGGGCAGCAATTTGAAAAGCTCCTGGAATCCGTTCGCCTAACTGCCCTCTTAACTCTTCCGCAGAAACCGTTCCCTTTGACATCATTTGTCCTAAAGCAAGAAAAGCCCCTTCTGTCTGTTCACCGCTTAATCCCATTACAGTAGCGGCTTCTGAAACTTGTTTAAATACAGTATTTGCTTTATCTCCTTCTAAGGCTGTGCCCATTAAAGCACCTGAGAAAGTTTTATAACCTCCATAAGCTGCGTTAATATCTAGGCCTAAGCGATCAACCTGTTCATTTAAAAACTTAATATTTGCGGCTCCTGCAGATGCGCTTCCGGATGCAGAATTAATAGCGTTATTGAAAGATTGAAATTTAGCAGTTGTTTCTACTATGTTTTTACCAAGAGATGCTACCGCAATAGTTCCAATAACCGAGGATATACGAGAACCAAGGCCGGACATAGCCGAATCCATCCGCTTAGTTTCGGCTGCGGCCCCTTGCATTTTCTTTGAAAAAAGATCCTGAAGGGATAATCTATATTTTAACTCTTTACTATCACTCATCTTTTATTCCTAAAAGCTCGTTATCTGATTTTATCAATCTTTCCCTTGCATCAGCGTTTACTTCCCTTTGCCCTGTAAACTCTAAAACCCAATTAATCTGCTCAACTCTCCGACACCATTCAGTATCGGTCATCTTTTCAGCTTCCTTGTGTTTACCTTTATAAAAAAAAAGCAGAGCATCGTTCCGTTCAAACTCGCTCTGCCTTAATAGTACCCGTTGTTTTGCTAATTTTTTTTTAAGATAGCTGTATGAACCTGTAGCATTTCGGTAACTGCAGGATCACAACTCATAAGGGCATAATCGTTAGTGTGAAGGATTTCGGGAGAGTCACCGGCAATATGCAAGTTTTTAATCGCTGCATAAACCGCTTTAAGTCCTCCTTCTTTCTTTAGAACCTTTTCGATCAATCCCCTAACAGTCATGTCAGGTTTTCTTAAAAAGAACGTAGCTGTTTTTGTAGTATCATCCTCATCTAAAAAAGCGGTAATCATGTTATGCCTTACGCCTTTTTCCTTGAGTTCCTTTTCTGTTTTTTCGATTTCTTCCTGTGTCATTTTTCTTCCTTTTTTTATGTTATGATTTGTATTCGATATTGGAGATTACAAGATCAACATCTACTATAATGGCCCCGTCACCGGTAGCGGCCTTACGTCCGTTGTTTTTAAATCTTGCATTTTTCAAAACGTGAACCTTAGTTACATAAGCTGAATCAACATAAGTAACGATAACGTCAAATTCCGGAATCTCCTGGATGCGCCTAGTGGTAGGCACAAGATTTTGAAACGCAGATAAAGTACTTGCCAAGAATGAAATCTTAGCCGTAGGATTTTGTTTTCCGTGTACCCTTGCGTTAACCGCTGATCCTGCAGCGTGAACGTTTTGGATATCCTGATCGTCCGTATATTCAATAGAAGTGAAGCCGGTCATTAACTGACCCATAATCACTACCTGAATGTCTGCGTGTTCTTCGGCTTTACCGTTTATTAATGGTTGTAGATAATACATGATTAATTAGTTATTGCTGTTGTGAAACCTACGTTAACTTCAATGGCCCTTGCCACGCCTGCAGGAAGAAGCTGTACTACTATTTCAAGAGTTGAAGTAGATACTACGTCCTGACTTGCATCAACGCTAGCCTTTCCTTTACTTAATTCACCGGCTGCAATCATTTGCTCTAGTGCTTTTTGAGCAAGAGATTCAAAATAAGTTACAGTAGCCTGCGTGAGTGTTCCGTCTTCGTTCGCATAGGTATTAGATCCCAATGCCGGAAGAAGATTAGCCCTCATTAATCGGATAGCCTTGTCAATCGTTCTGTTTCTTTCGATATAACGATAGTCAGAGTTAGTAGCTGTTGCCGTGTGAGAATCATTCCAGTAACTGCCGGTGAAATCAATTTCTTTCTTAGCGAATACGTAACCGTAAGCGTCAAGATTTGTAATAGTTCCGGTAGCTAAAGCGGTATAATATTGACCGTTTGCAAAAGCTACAGTCTCTAGTTCTACTCCGTTTGAAACGTTGAATTTGTCGATCCAGGCAATATCTTCCTGAACAGCAGCCAAAGAAACACAACCAAGAGCAGCACCAACAGAACCAATAGATTTAGCTGTTGCTTTCCATAACTTGTATCCTTGTGCTGCACCGTCCTGAGCGATAGTAACAGTAACGTTAGGCGCTGTAAGAAGGTGTAGGTTCGTGTAATTTGTAGTGCTTGTAAGATCAGTATAAGTAGAGTATTCTGACTGATAAACCGCTGATAAAGGACGGTAGTTGGTTGCAAGGGTAGTTAAAACACCTTGTAATGTAGTTGCCTGAGAAGCTGCAAAAGCAGTGGTTTTTTGGTAAATACCAATCTGTCTCATTTCTCCGCTTGCATAATTCTGCATTAGGGTAACTGAGGCGAAAGTTGTTGCATCAGAAGTAGCGTAAACACCTACATATAACTTTCCTTTAGGCTGTAACCTGAAGTACTCACTAATATGGTAATGCATGATGTCAAGCTCAGAAGCTACACCAGCCACTACGTTTTGTGTAAGGGTTCCAGCAACTGTTCCTGTAATTGTTACCGTGTAAGGCGTCCCGGAATTTAAAAACACTCCTTGTCCTGCAACTGCAGTAATAGTTACTGTAGCTGTAGAAGATGTAGCGGTAAATCCGTGAATATAAGTACGAGCATTAATGGCGTTTTTAATCGCTGTCGCTGCAGTAGTAGTGGTTGTTGCGTCACCTGCGATAAAAGTGTAATCACAAAGCGTAACAGTTCCTAAAGAACTAATAGCTGAAAGAGGATTGGTAGAGTCAATGGTAGCACAAGTGATTTTTACGTTATCTCCTGTTGCTCCTGCACCTGTTACCAGGTAAGTAGCTGTCGATTTTGTTTCGTCTGAAGATGTGTTAGTGATGCCAAGATCTTCAGCACCTTCAACGGAGTAAACAACCTTTATACGGTCAGAAGAACTAAAGCCACTAGGTAACGTACCGGAATAGAACAATAATCCAGAAACGTGGTCCGACCCGGCTAATGGTGTGTTAGTCCCTCCCTCACCTTTATTGATAACTAAACTGTTCATTATTTTTTACGTTTTTTTGATCCCTTTGATTCAGAATCGTTAGCCTCGTTTGTCTCTTGAGATTTTTCTACCACTTCAGACTCTAAAGAATCTTCAGTAACGATTTTGCCGTCTTTCTTCACGACTACCATTTTTTTCTGAGATAGAACTGGATGCTCCATTGCTTCGTCCAAAGTCATTTCTAAATACACAGCATGGTCTTTTACATCAACCACGATGTTAGAATGATCTTTATTCATGTACCACTTAGCAATATCTTTAGCGAGTTCTAAATCGCTAGGCTTTTTGTTTTTGTCGATCATTTGAAAAATTATAAAGGGGCACAAGGCCCCGTTAATTATTAAGCTGCCTGGATAAGTGCTGCTACACCTTTCTGATCGGTACGAAGCTTAGAAGCTCCATGCATTACCTCTGCCGAGAATAATGATCCGTAGTACTCAGGTTTTCCGTTACCGTTTGAACCGGCATCGTAATAAGGAGTGATTGATCCTAAAGCGTGAGCAACAAAGCGAGGATGGTAAGCAAGTACTGCTCCGTTATCGTCAGTAGCTGCGGTGTAAGTACCGTCACCGTTGATAGTTTTAATAACTGGCGTACCAGTGTTATCGTAAACAAGAACTTCCGGACGAACATAGATATCGAAGCCCATTAAACGTGCAACTACACCATTAGGAGCAACAGCAGATCCGAATTGATAAGCTTGTACGATACCAGAAATGTTTAGGATATCATTGTTGTAGATAGAAGCAGGAACAACAAGCACACGGTTATCTTGCGGAATGTTATCGTTATCAAGAATTTTCTTAAGGTTTGTTACGTCTTGGATGGTAACCATTTTGCGAGTACCATTAGCGGTAGAGTTAATTAAGTTACCTGCAGATGTAGATCCAGTAGTACGAACGATTCTGGAAGAACCTGAAACAGCCCAAGAGTAAAGAGTCTGAGTAGCTACAACATAAGCCAATGATTCATTCATGTTCATCAAAATAGAATCACGCTTGTTGTAATTAATTTGTAACTCCTCGATACTTTGAATTAGTACCGGATCAGTAGTGTATTGATTTAAGTTATAAGTTAACTCAGTATCAGTACGACTACCAATTGAGGCAGGGAGTACAGAACGATTCTTTTCAATTGCTGCTGCAGCTCCAGCTTGTGGAACGTGAACTGTTTTGTATGAAACGAACTCGCTATGATCGGTTGCGCGCTTCATAAAGTCATTATTCATGTACAGGTTATCCTGTATGTACTGACTCCAATATTCTTTTTGTAATGCCATGTTGCTTGTTTTTTCTTGTTTTTAGTCGATTTTTATTACTCCGGTATTCAGGTAATTTGTTCCGTCATAAACGAATGTGAATAGATGTGATTTTGCCGAAGTCATAGTGTAAGAGGCCATTGTAATGCCTGTAGAACCTGTTACTACACGGGTAGCGGCTGTTGCTCCGTTTACTACCTTTACATAAAGAATAGCGCCGGACTTAACACCTGAGTTAATTGTAGCTCTCAACACAAGACTAGTATCTACTGTGATCGCTGCGTAAACTGCCGTATTCGAGCAAGTCAGCGGAGTCATTGTAGTGGTTTTGGTAGTGTTAGTGAAAGCAGTTACCGATTGCATTGAACCGGCAGGCCAGCGAACTGAAGCCTGGGCGTTTGATTCAACTGTGAACGCTAAACAGATTGCGATTAGAGCTATGATTTTTTTCATTTTATTTGTTTGGTTTAAATTCTGCGTTATACAATGCGTCAAATTGCTCCGGAAACTCATTAGCCATTTTTTGAAGTCCTTTAGGATCTTTTTTGCCCCAATCAGAGTATTTCCATGATGAGCGGTCTTCTGTTGAACCTAAAGCGTTAGCTACTTTTGAAGGATCAAAGATTTTTTTAGCCGGAGTGGCCGTACTTACCTTGTCGTAAATGTTTTTTATGAACTCGAAAGACGAACGAGAAACAGATGCGTTAGCGATTAGGGCCGCCTTTTCATCTTCTTTAATTTTCTTATCAGCAACAAGCTTGTTAGCGTAATTAGTAACGTCTTCTTTCAAAGCGTTCTTTTCAGCCTCAATAGCATCGTTTTTTTCTTTTTCAAGAGCAGTTACCTTAGCTTTTAAGGCCTGGTTCTCTGTTTTAATAGCTTTGATTGCCTCTAAGGTTGCGTTCTCTGGCGCTGCCTTATCAATACCAAGCTCGTTATTGATGTTTTCCATTTGTGGTTTTTTGGTTAGAAACTCATTGTATATTTTCTCCATTTCGAATACGTTGGTAATCTTTGGAGCTTTTACTTTTTTCTTTGTGGAAATAACCTCGTCGATGATTTTATGCTCTAAGCATTGCTTTGCATTCATCCAGGTTTCCTTCGCCATCATTGCGACTATCTCATCATTGGATTTTCCGGTACGGTTGGTTAGGATAGTAGCGATAGACTCATTGAATACATCCATCACTTTCTTTTCAGCCCCGCCTTTAGTATCTACTGCGTTATGAATCATGAAAATCCCGTTATCAGCCATATAGCACTTACGGCCAGATACAGCGATAGTAGCAGCAGCCGAAGCAGCAATACCGTCTATGTAGCACTCACAAGGAACTTTTGAGTTAAGGATAGAAGCCTGAATAGCCATAGCGTCTAACACACTACCGCCTCCTGAATTAATCCTTACATTGATTTTATTGGTACAAGTGGCTAGATATGCCATCTCGTTAGCGAAATCGGAACCGTTTACTCCATCTACATAATTTCCCATCTCATCACGGGCAGAGCCGATACGCTTATAAATGCGGATTTCGGCAACCTCTTCAGAAATGTTATTTATGTACTTGAAATTATCCAATTAGTTGTATTTGTAAATAGTTGTATTGTTAAACTATTGTGAATAAAATAAAACTACTTTACAAAGATTGGTCAAGTAAAAGGGGTACTTTTAGAATTAAATATTTTCTTAATGAAGATTCGTTACAGCATCGAAGAGAAGCGCTCAATCCTAGACAAACAGATTGCAGAAAAAATCCCAAATGAAATGATAAGTATTACCTACGGTATAGATGTTTCTACTCTGTACTATTGGAAAAAATCCTTAGGGTATGATCTCAGAGAAGATGTAATTGAAGAAAGAAAAAAAGCAGATTTTATTAGTGTGCAATTTCAATTAAGAGGAAATAATAAATCTTATTTTTTGGAAGATTGTTTGAGAAGAGATTGGCCCGAAGCAAGAATGGCAAGACAGATATTTGATTTTTATTACTCTATAATGAGCAACCGACCAGATTTGCAAGGGAAGGAAATGACAGAAATTAAAACCTACATTCTTAAAAACATACCTTTATAATGAGTACAATTAATCTGCCGGATAACGCCACAGAGCAACAAGAAAGAAACTATATTGACTTTGAAACTAAAAAGTTCTTGCATAGGCTTAATAAATTAAATTTAAAATGTAAGCACGTAAGAGTAAAAGACGTTAAGATATTATTTGAACATCCGACACCTGTTAAGGCTAAACTATGGTTTCAGTTCTGGAAGAAATAATGCAGGACGAATACGAATCCCAATATCTTTTTAGTAGTGAAGAAATAGAGAGAAGATTAGGTTTAGAATCTTTCTATCCTACTTATCCGAGTGAACCAATAAATAAGTAAACATGAAGGACGAATCAATAAATCCAAATCCGACAGCCTCTTATGGAGAGGTGAAAGAGGAGTTCAAAATACCAGTTAAAGTAACGATAAATTCAAATGATTACGAGTGGAATAACATTAGAATACTTCTTAACGGTATGCCGGTGTCTGGCTCATATATGATTTTTGATGATAAAGATTAAATCTCAAAATACTCATAAACAGCATTGACAATATCAATGCCGAAGGATCCTGATAAGCTCTTAAATTGAACTTTTATTGTGGTGTTTGGTGCAATATCTCCTAAGTAAGAAGCCGTAAACGATTGTCTCATTTGTGCGAAATTCGCTCCTACATCTAACTGCCAGAAAGCATATCCTGAATCTAAATCTGTAGTTGTAGTAAGGTTGTAAATCTTTGCTTCGCCTCCTGCGCCTATATGAGTTCCGGTAATATGGAAATGCCCCTTCAACCTTATGCAGATCTTTCTTGTTTTCCCATCATTTGGAGTTGTAAAAGTCAAGCCTGTAGCATCTGCATAGGTTGTAGTTGCGTTTGTTTGAGAGGCTAATGTTAATCTTCCGCTTATTTTCTTAGCCGGTTTCCATAAGCTAAAATCTTTGGTTCCAGTACCCGTTCCTGCCTGGCTGATAACGAACTTATCTATTCTATGAACATTATTCATAGTTCCGTCCGTGTTCTGCACAGGATCACCGGATTGAAAAGTTGAAATATCAAGAGAACCAATAAGTACATTAGTGCCTGATATGGTTCCAGAAGCTGCGGCTACTTCGTAAATCTCACCGTTATAAAATACTGCTCCCTGTGTAACCGAAAAAGCATTACCAGCACCCGAGAAACTTCCTGTTAATACACAACCCCAAAGAATAACCACATCGTTAGTAGTGTACCCATCGTTAAGAATGGCTCTTACTGTGCTGTTGATTGTCTCAGTTTGGCTTTCTTTTAAATGGTCAATGGATCTGCCTAAAAACGGTTGGCGAGAGGTTGAAGTTGATGTATTTAGTATTTTTTTCATGTTAGTATGTGACTATGTTGTATAATGCTCCGGCAGAGTTGTACCTATCTGCAATTTCCTTTACCATGTTTTCCCGATTTGTAGCTGTTGATCCTAATGAGGTGTAAAGCGCCAAAGGAACGTTAATAGTAAAAGCGTATTGATTAAGTGAATAAGAAGTACCTAAAAATTGCTTTTGATTGGTATTGGTTCCAAGCTCTCCAAGGTCCGTAACCCCATCAACTCCCAGGTAAAATCCATTTATATCTATTGTATTTCGTGTGATATAAATTGTAGGGAGGGTAGTAGCTGTGGTGTTTAAATAAAGATTAAGAACGTATTCAAATAACATCTTTTGGTTATTGAATTTTACTCTCGAATCAGCCCCTACGAAATCATTGCATATTAATAACCAGGTGTCCTCATTTTCAAACGGCACGACACCAGTGCTTCCTTCTAAGGCTTCGTAAATCTTAATCCCGTATCTTACTTTATCTCCGGTTGTGTAAGTGACTCCGCTATTCCATTTCGCTACAGTTAAATACCCCTTTTTAAAGCTTTTGGTATTGGCAAACGTATCATTGAACTTCCTTTGTATAGGATAAGTCAAGGTGTATAACCAAGCTAACCGGATTGGCTTTCTGAGTAACGGAGGCGTTAACTGATCTACTATTATTTTATTATCAAATAAGTAAATTGACATTACGCAACGATATAATTAACGGTGTCTGCTAACATATTACCGGGGGTTGTTTCAGGAATAATAACTCCCGCAACAGTATCCCATCTTAAAGCATTGTATCCAGTACCTGTGATATCAAAAATTGTAGTAGCACTTGCCAATGGTACGGTGTGCGCCCTTGCTTTGATTGTGTATATTTTAATATCCTTTACTCCGGATACATCTTTAATAGCTTCCTGTAAGTCGGAAATAATAACAGATCCGTCAAATTCAAGATTTGCTAAATAATTTGTGATCGCTTCCTCTACGCTGCTTTGAATGGAAGAGGTGTACTGTCCATCATAATAAATATCCGCTACAAAGTATAGTTTATCACTTACTAAGTTTATTACGGTGTAACCCATATCAGCAGGGAGAATGTTATTTAAGTACCCTACCAAACTTGAATAAATAGCAGAAGCAATAGTGCTGCTTGTTCCGTTTACTTTAATCTTTACATTCTTATTCAGGTCCGTTTTAACAGAGCATTTCTTTACAGCATGTAAAGTATCGTCAATAGTAGGATAGGTTAATTCATCATCAATTACCTGAAGGATTTGAGGATTAGTAGATGAGTATTGGAAGTGGTTTAAAACTTTGTTCTTTATCCAAACTGGTGTAGCTGCAGAAGCCTTAGCGATCTTTTCGTCAATCTCAGCCGCTTGTTCATCCATTAACTGCTCGTGCAAGTTAATTTGAGTGGCTATAACGCCTTTCCAGAGCGTGTAATCAGCAGTTTGGGAAGGGCTGTTTAAATCTGTAAGTTCTGTATGGGTTGCTTGTTCTGCATCCATCAGGGCAACTATTGTATCTGTACTTCTAGCCATTAAATATCAATTTCTGTTGTTATTTCAATATCATCACGAGTAACCGGCACATCCACCGTAGCGGTTTTGTATTGTGTTTGAGCATCGTAATCCATGCAGTTCTGACACAAATAAGATTGTCCGAAAATCAAAATACCATCGTATTCTATCTCCATTTCTTCTCCGTTCCTTAAGAATCTTCCTATGTGGGTAGTTCCAACCGGTTCAAACCTGTGATATTTCTTAAATATTCTTTGCTTTAATTCTAGGCACTTTTCATAATCGGTCCCCGTGTAGTGATCGAATCCAGCCATTAACGTAACGAGCAAGTCATACATCTGGATCCCTGAGTTTCCCCCGATATTTTGAAAGTTGGAAGCTTCCATCCTAATGAATACTGCAGGCATGAGAAACCCATCTTCCTTTCGGTAGTTGCTAAATTGATCTCTCCATGCATCAACGGTTTTTATCCCGTCAATGGTCTTGACTAAATCAACTGTTTCCCTATATACTATTAACTGACTCATCTTTGAGCGAACTGTATTCGCCTATCGAGTTTGAATAAAATTTTCTTGTTCAACTTCCTGCTGTTTCCTACAAATTGACGTTTAGGCATCCCTTTCAATCCTTCGTTGTGTCTGTTTGCATAAGCTAACGGAGAAATGATGAACACCGATAATTTGCCAGCTTTCCTTTTTAAGAGTGATCGCCTTAAAGCGCCAGACTTAACCAGGATAGCCCTGCCAGAATCCCGCTTTCTTTCTCTTTTTCTTCCTTTCCAATGCTCTACCCCGTTATCATCAAAGCCCTGCTTTGTAAAATTTCTGGTATAGAAATTAACCGCCTCAACGCCTGCTATATCAGAGAAGTTGTTGATCTCCTTTTCAGCCCTTTTTATAAAGTCCTCTATTTTCTTCGCCTCGTTAAATCTCACGGTATCGGTAAATTGAAGTTGTTTCTTGCAAGCATTTTATCCTTCGGTTCTACTTTAAAATATGGGTGCTTAGGACTAAATACTATCCTGTCTTTACCTGGATTCATCATAAAAATGTCCGGTACGTCTTTAGGCTGTTTGAATCCCTTCAGATTTGTTTTTTCTACCCCATCATCTCCTTGTAAAACCGTACACCTACAATTCCATCCATTGGGAGGCATATAGTTATTCCAAAACTTATCGTCTACTGGCCTTGAAATGTTATTAAGCGCTGCATGAGTGGGCCTCACCCTTCCATCTCCAACCGTGTGATAAGTAAGCATAGGATATAACTCGCTATTCTTTTCAAATTCCATCCATTGAGAAGCGGATCTGCTTTGTGCAATAGCCGAATTATACTCAGCCTGTAAATACTCTTCGTTATACCGTACTAAAACATCTTTGGCTTTCTTTTTAAAGTCTGAAAAGCTTCGGATTTCATTCTTTTCTCGGTAAACTAAAAGATCAACCACTTCCCTAACTTCCTGATAGGTCTTAGCGCCACTAAACACATAAACGTTTCTTCGTAAATCAAAGAGCATTTTATAATCTGCGGATCCGAATTGAACTTCATTTATGTCCTTTCCAAATCCTAAAGACACACCTTCCGAGAGCTTACGGGCTATCAGTTGGTATGTATTAAAGTCAAGTTTTTGCGTTGTTATAACCCCTGCCGCAATCCCTTGTATTAATCTTTCATAATCCTCTTCAGTAAAAACATTCAGAGGTTCCTTATACTTATTTTCAACATCACAATACCCACACATTATTTATAGTATAATTCGAGTGCGTTCTTCACCTGTTCAATTCCTTCTTTTTGCTGCTCAACAACCGGTATAACTTCCGATCCATACCTTTCTAAGATGTATTCAGGAGACATTGTAAACTTTCCGGTCTTAATCAATTCAATATCGATTTTACTGTGATCGAGGATAGTTAACTTATCAGCCTCTTCAGCTACTATCCGGTCATTCTCATCAAGTAGGCCGTGTTTAGCAAGGAAAGGGATAAGCTGGTAGTTATTCACTCCTTCTATAAAGTATTCGTCTGATTCTCCGACTGCATTTAATACTCGCTCCTGCACCTCAGCAGATCCCACATAAGATTTTTCGTCAATAGTTCCGGTTTGGTTAAGGATGAGTTTAGCGATCTCGGAGTTTACCCGATTAATCATTGCATCAAAGACGTTGTAAGCGTCCTGTTTAGCTGATTCCAAAAACTCCACGATATCTTCAGTGTCAAAAACCGCCCAAGGTGAAACACCCCAATCATTCATCATGCTTTCAGCGTTCTTTCTGGTTCTCTCGTCCCTTACATTAGTTTTTACATATCTGAAAGGTGTTCCGAATTTGTCCTGGTATTCTGCCCATGCTCCAAAAGCTGAAGTCTTCCAAATAATTAGAGGAGCCGCTTTAAGCAGTAATCCTAAATCCTTTGGTTTTCCTACACCTATTAACCAATCTTCGTAACCATCGGATAAATAACTTTGTCCTTCGGTATCTCCCCACGACTTTACTACTATGGCTTTTTCAGGCTTTACAAACTGACGAGGGACCAATTCAACGCCTTTAAACTCGTCTCTTACAAGCTCATCGAACTGAATTAACGAATGTCCCCAATAAATTGAATCTAAAGCCAGATCGAGAAAATCCCTAAACCATTTCTTCCGGATGATTTTTGTTTTTTCTTCATTTACCTTCCCATCCAAACTGACTACGTTGAACTTCTTGGATAGTGTTAAATTCTTTCTTTGTTGAATTACTGCAGACAAATGATTGTCATTAACAGTATTGATATAAATTTGATATAGTGTGTATCGCTGAGGGTTTAGATAGTTCTCAGCAGCTACAACTGCGCTTTTATAATTGCTTAAATCATTCCTTTGCCTGTATATTTGAACGGGCATTGGGACGTACTTAATAATCTCCTCCGGTTTATTTGTCTTTTGTTTCTTTGCCATTACCAAAGTTGATTGTCTTGAGATTTACGGGAATTACCATATGAAATAGATAGTCCCTGAATTGGTAATATCTCAGGAAGACTAGCATTGTCCTTTCCGGATGCTACTCTTTTTAGCCAGCCAATAGCGCCTCCAAGTTCTTGAGGGCTGTTACCATTGTAAGCTTCTTTTATAAGATCCGACACATTACGAGCCGGTATTGATCTTTCAAAATGATACCTGGTTATATCCAGTAAGTACCGAACGATTAATGGATTTCTGTTATCTCCTTTAGTCCAATAAGGACGAGTTGCCGAAGCTGTGAAATAAGTTGCGTTAGTAGGGAGGTTGCCGGTTGAGTTTAAGATGCATGTGTACATCACATCTTCATAAACCACTTTTACACCTACTGTATAAGCTACTTCAGGATGGAAAAATATATCCGGATTCTTACCCGTTATAGAATAGCTTGTGCCTGATCCCCAAATTCCCGAATCTGAATCAGGTGTAATATTAGTATTGGCTATTACACAGGTATAAGTTTTGTCTAAATACCAAACCTGATCTCCTACGGCATAATCAGTTTCATTGTCCCATTCATCAACCGGAAGAGTAACGTAATAAAGACTAAGGTTATCTGTAATGTAAATCCAGTAGGTAACATTAGTTGGTACAAACCCTTGAGAGGTTAGGATGCATTGATAAATCTTATCATCATAAACTACTCGGTTTCCAACAGAATAAGAAGTTGCTTCGCTCCAATCATCTTCTGTGTATTCAACAAGCTTCTTTCCTTTATATACAAGGGTGGTATCAAATACTGTAGTATTAGTAAATATTTGGTCAATGATGTAGCGCTGTGAAAGCTTGCTAATCATTTCTTCCTGACCCACTTGTTCAGCGTTCAGCCATTCAGCATAATTATCTTCGATCAACTCTCTTAATGCATCAGAAAGTGTGACTCTTAGATAATCTTTATCCCTTAATAGCCTTGCCATAAGGAGGCAAGTTCACAAGAAGTTAGAGTTAAATTTTAGAATTAAATATGTTCTAAAGGCGTTTGCTACTTGACTGTTGGTTGTGTCCGAATTGTCGCTTGTATGAATCAGAATCACCATGCTGGAATTTATGGTACTCGGACTGAAAAGCTGAACACATTAAATAATCTGTGAGATCAGTAATATGTCCAAACTTCTGGTAAGATATTCCGGTTCGTTCGTCTCGATCAAGTTTCTTGTCCTTTCTTCCGTCCGAAGCTTCTTTGGTTTGTTCAAAATCCATAATTGCCTCATGTAAATCTTTGTGTATACTAAAGTGTATTCCCTCGTATCTCGATTCCAGTACCCTATTAAAGAACTGGCCTCTCATAACTACTGAAGGATTTGATGAAGAAACTCTAAGTAGTGGATTGAACTGCGAAAGTTCGTTTTCTATAATCCTAAAAAAATTGTGTCCCTTTTCAAGTTTAACATCTTCCTTTTTACTTGTAGCGTCACCATAAATAAACAACCCTGCTTTGTGATGAATGTACTTTAAGGCAAATTCCCTACAAACTGATTTAATAGTATTGTTTGGTGTACGGCCTAGTATAAGATCGATCATATGGACCGTTTTTCCGACTATCTGAAACACGCCACATGGCAAATAAGGATGTACGTTCTCATCCCAGCTAATATGCAAGGCTAGGTTAGGGTTATAAAGATGTGTTCCGGTGTGTTTTTTACTGTCGAACTTCTTATAAAACTCGCCTCCTGTTTTCGGCACAGCGTCCCAATCGCCAAACAATAAACGGGCCTTATCGTATTCGTTCATCTTAGAAAGTGATTCCTTGTACAGCTTCAAAAACCCCTCATCAGGATTATCTTCTACCGTTGCTCTGATATACTTTTGATAAGGCTTTAGCTTAATGTACTCTCCACCTGGTTCTTTGATGTACTTTTTCTTTATCCAGTTTATATTCGGGTTACAGGTTAAAAGGATTTTAGGGACTAGTCCGTAATCCGATAGCATCCAGCGAATACGGGAATTAATAATATCGAAAGCCTTTTCTGTAATCTCGCCAGCCTCGTCAATAAAAGCGTCTGTAAATTCGGTTGATCCTAAACTTTCAAAATTGGGATCCGAAGGCTCTTGCTTTAGTTCTTTAAATACGGTACGTGACCCATTCGCCCAATTAATAACCATGTCCTGAGCATTAAACTTAAAATCTATTCCGGAACGATAGCCCATTAATTGAGCTACTTTAAGATAAGTGATAAGGGTTGATTCCTTTATTGACTTAAGTTCCTTTCTTCCAATAAAACCTCGGGATCCGGCATAAGTTACCCGTTGCCTTATGTGCCAAAGACAACCTAAATAAGACTTCCCGCCCCCTGCAGCTCCTCCGTATAATATTTCAGTAGTGGTAGTATCGGTTAGGTAATGCCAGGCAAGACTTTGCTTCTTACTCAGCTTCATTAAAAGGTAAGATTTGAATTACTGGAGCTTGGATTTTCTCTCCATCCGTTTTAACGTCTAATTGCTTAGGCATGAAGTAAGGAGCCAGTTTTGAAAAACAGAGAATGTAATTGAATGGGGACTTAGCCCTTATTTTATCGAGAGCGTCTTTAACATTGGAGATTTCACCCTCCATGATGTCCTTGAAAATTTCACGTGCTTCTTTGGTGACTTTGTTGGGAGTGCCCTTCTTCTTTCCTCCGGTCTTTTGGCCTCCGCTTCTTCCTTGAGTTGCCATATCTATAAAAATCTATTATAGACAAAGGTCAGGAAGAGGAAGGAAGAGGTTTAAGAATTAAATATGTTTGAAATTATACAAAATGTATTATACTAATTGAAGAAAGGATGTTCTGAGGCTTTCAGAGCGTTTTGTAGTTTGTCAATCCTGAGATACTTTTCAAGTACAGTAATGCTTTTCCAGCCTCCCATTAACTGTAGGGACTTCAAATCTACATTACCATGCTTTACCATGCTTAAATAGTAATTGGTAGCCATTGATCTTCTGGCTGTGTGAGTAGTGATAAAGTTGTACTTCTTAGCAGTTATCTTTTTAACCTTGCCCTTTTCTATTTTAGTAATCGTTACCAAGCTTTCGATACCGGCCTCCTTTCCGATTTCCTTTAACTTCCAATTACTCTCTTGATTTGTGGTAGGGGGTAGCTTGTACTTATACTTTTCCAATATCTCAACGGATCTTTTAAATAGCGGAATTGTGGCGCTGTTCTTTGTTTTCTCATGGACCACTGTTGCAAAGTAAGTATTGTCTTTTTTACTGATATCTCTTTTCTCTAGGTTGATTGAGTCCCCAAACCTTAAGAATAAGTTATAGCTTAAGAAAAACCGATTACGTTCTGCCTCGAGATGTTCGGGGAGTTCTGCATCCATGATAAGATTAATTTCTCTTTCTGTTAAGGCGATAGCGTCCGACTCCTGATAAGAGGCTGTGAAGTTTACGTACTGATTGTTTGAATGGTACTTACTTCCTTTCTTCATTATAACCTTTAGAACCTTTATGGCTTTGGCTATCGTGTTCTCTCCGTACTTGGTCCTTAAGAAAATTACATAATCATCGTAAAACTTTTCGTTAATGTCCTTCCAGTTTAGTTTAGGATCAAAGTCACTCAAGTATTTAGTGTATGTGAAGTAACTCTTAATTGTATTGGGCGAGAAGGATTGGCCTTTATTCAAAACCTTTCCGGACTTTATATCTTGACAGTACTGATTGATGAATCCAAACAAACTCAATTCACCTTTATCTTCCCGTAATTCACTAACTGTTATATTTCTTTTGCTTAACCAGGTAGATTCAAGTTCCGATATTTTAATGTTCAACTCCGCATTAATCCGGTCAGCGTTCGGCCTTCCCTTTTTTACTTTCCCCTTGTCCCAATCTTCCTTCCTGACATAATACTCAGTAGGTATAAGATCCTTCTTCCCATGATTATAAATGTATATCTTTACCTGCCTTGTGCCGTCTGTCTTTTCATGGTGTCCGAGTATAGGCTTAATAATCATTGTAGAAATATTGTAGAAAAAATACTAATAAACGGTGCTAAAAATTGGGCAACAATAATAAACAGAAAATCCTTCAAACCCTAATAAAATCAACGGTTAAGGGTGTAAATTGTTGAAGCACACAGTAGAGAAAGTTTTTCAAAAAATAGCCCCGTACGGGCTACAAAAAGAACTCAGAACCACTTGTAAATCAGGTGGTTTTTTGTTTTTGTGGAACTATTGTAGAAAAAATGTAAATTAAATATTATGTATGTGTATTTATTCCATCCAAAAGGAACTGAAGTTTTTGGTGTCAACGAAAACTATTTTGACTACCTATTAGATTCCGATGATCCTATTTCTTCGGAAGTTCTCGACATGTTCCAAATACCGAGTGTGCCAGGTTGGTTTTGCGGAAAACATGAGGCTAGAGGACTAATGGAATTTCAAACTTCAGAAACTGAATTTTATTTTAGAGATCCGGTCCGTAACGAATTAGTCGCTGTATTCAATTTAATATACAAAGAGCCAGGGCGGTTATACTATAAAAATGCACGATTGAAGTAATTATTTAACACTTAGTCCTTCAACGTTAAAATTAAAGGTAACATTTCCCTCATCATAGAACATGGCCTGGACTTTCAGGATTTTCGCCTTTTTCAGTTTTTCAATTATGCGCTTTGAAGAGTTCAAGAACACTATATCGGAACTGCCATCGGCTGCTGGATTATAAGTGACGTTAATCGGCTTTTCTTCATCAAATTTCAGTTTTATGAAGTCATTATTGAATGGGGAAACAAACTGTCCTTTATCTATTCTCAATATCACTTCCTTTTTACCGTTTTTATTCCTAAGTGTGACAAACATGTGTGAGCCGCCTTCGTAAGGAAATTTAAACACAGCGTAATTCAAAGACATCACTTCCGCGAATTGACTTTTTTCTTCCGTCATTTCATCATTTTCTATCCAATATTGCCACTTAGTTAAATCGACTTTTGGCGTTTCTTTCTGCATTACCGCTTCGTAATCTCTATCGGCTGCAGGTTCGGTGCAGCTCGATAAAATAAATAACAGAATGATTGCTTTTTTCATTGGCTGTTAATAATGGGAATCTCTTACGGGACCGTGAGCTTTGTATAAGGTTTGGATGTCGTTTTTATGAATGTCGATATCATCGTAATCTTTAGTATTATAACTGCGAAGGATTAAATGGTTGCTGTCTTTTCCCTTTCGTATAATTTTGACAAATCTATTACCGCCTTTGGTTACAATGCCATAAGGATGTCCGAAGTCGATGTGCGACATATCCTGTTGCGGCTCTAATCCTATCACATCACCCGCAGTAAACATTGGAAACATCGAATTTCCTTTTACAGTTACAAAAGCAATACAATTTCTAAAACCAGCCATATAGATATAACCAATGACCTTTTCTGGGAAGTCTTTGAAGTGCGTAACATCGCCGGCCGCAAAATCAACATCATAAACCGGGACACCCTTTTGGATTACCGCTATGTTGCTTTCCGCTAATGGGCCTTTTTCAAATATATCTGGGCTTACATTTGTAAACTCGCAGAATTTGGTAATAATGTGATCCGGCACATCAGGTCGACCAAACCACTTATACAGGGTTGTTCGGCTAATCTCCATACCCTCGGCTATCTCTACGAGACTGTGTTCTTTGTTGTTTATAACCAAGAACTCTAAAATTTTTCCTTTATGAACGTCAGGCATTTACATTAAAGTTTACAAATGTTAATATCTTTCACTTGCATTTGTAAGCTTACATAGCTTACATTTGTAGTGTATTCATACACCAAATATACAAAATAAATGAAACTACCAAAGAAGATACAAAAAATATGGGCAGCAGAGGTCGAGGACTTTGGTTACGCAGCGATTTGCTCAGAAGCTGAAATAAACTACAGAACCTTTAAAAGGGCAATTCAAAAGGGTGAGTGCAAGCCATACATATACGATACTGTAAATGCTGCCCTCCTCAGGTTGAGAAAGAAGAGAACTGACAAAGAGAAGAAATTACAAATCCAAGACGATTTAAACTAATGACGCGCAATGGACTACTAACACCGGTTGAGGCTCTTGAAATTTTAGGGATTTACAACCCTGAAGGAAAAGCAAAGCCAAACACCGATTATCTGACAAGGCTTAATAAGAGAAATCTTTTAGCGCCTATAAAGTTAGGAACAAAAACTTTCAGGTATAAGATGTCCGACTGTCAGAGGCTTTTAAAAATGGTTGAGGAAACCGGATTAAATCTAACACTCAAACCATGATCATCATCTACACAGGCTTATTGGGATTAGTTATTGGATTCTTTATTGAATACAGACTATCTAAAAAAGAAGAGAAAAGATACTATAAGTATAACGGTAAAAATTGGGAGGTAAAATGAAAACGTTTAAATCAAAAGAACACTTAGAAGGAATGATTGAGGTATTTATTTACCTGT